CCAAAGCGACCTGTTCTATTTTCAAGGCCTTGTCTATATCCACTTATCTCGCCCAATGAAGCGCAGTTATTATAGTTTACAGTGGAAAGCTCAATAGCATGACTACCATCTGAATCGGTAACACCATATACTTGAGATGACGCCCCTGAAACAGAAACAGACATATCTTTAATAAAAATATCCCCGCTTCCACCAACAGGACTGGTAAACAGCGTATAGTTGGGGTCTGAGCATATTATGCTAGATATATTAACCCCATCGCCAGCTAATGTTATTCCGCTTGCGGGAACCTCAATAGAAACCCCCGATCCAGTGAAGTCAATTACACCATCAATAAAATAAACAACATCGCTGCGTATGGGCTGTAAAAAATCTAAAGGAGATGTAACAACTTTCCTGCTCTCTATAACACCTGAAGGAAACTGCTGATAACCTTGAGTCATATTAAACCCCCCTCACTTCTGGTCCGCCAAAACTATTTAGCGTGACATCCATATTATTTGACGTGCCTACATGCCCTGAAATCTGCACCCTTAGCTGGGCAATAGGGCCAGTAAACCCAACAAAAAAAGCCGAACTTAATTGAACAACCCCATTCGGTATGGCTTCAAAAATCTGACTTTTTGGGGCTCTAGCTGTAATAGTTGCAGTGCCGGCTGTTGGCTGCCCATTATCAAATGCAAAAGATATGTAATTTATATAACCATCCGGCCTTACATCTAATGTATAAGTTCCATCAGCTAAGGGTATTTGATTCGTTTCTATAGACATTTTTTCGCTCCACTAACTTGGAAATAAGTTCTTGACGGAGTGGCTCAGGCGGAATGACTCCGGCGAAGGGGTGGGACAGCATAGGAGAACTGCCCCACGACTCCGCCAAGAGTCAATGTCATTGTATCATGCGGTTATTGATTAAACCAAGTGGAGTTGCCGCTATCAATAGTGACAGTGTGATTAGGATTATTCAGCGAACTTGTTGGATACCAGCTGCCACTAGTTCCGGCAACCATAGCAAACGCTGTAAATCTGTTAGTACCATCAACAGCAACAGTTCCAGAATTACCGCCTGTCAGTGTAAATGACAAGCCACCAGCAAACGTAGGAATGGTTACAACAGTAGGAGTACCAACAACACCGGAGCTATCAAGTCTTACTAAAATAGCTGTAGTAGGACCGGTAATCTGTACTGTGTACAGAGATCCGCCAGCCACAGTCGCATTTGTTGTTGCTATCGTATTTAGCTCGGCACCCAAGTTAGCAGGGTTAGCAGGAGAATAAAAAGAAATAACACCGCGTGTCGTTCCTGTGGCTCCAGACGTGCTCGTCACAAACGCACCATCAGTGCCAGGGAAGTTAACACCTAAGACAGTAGCATCACTGCTAGAAGCAGCAGGGCCAAGCGTAGCCGTTAAATCATTGTTACTTAATACAACATCTACAGTGCCGGCAGAGAAAGCTAGATCTAAACTAAATCCAGCAGTTCCACCTGATGGCGTCTCCGGAAGCGAACCACCCCCAACAGCCATTCCACGGTAATTTCTAGTCGCATCTTCTGCTTTCTGCTTAGGCTTATCCGCCTTATAAACAGGGTTTTTACGTATATATTTCATGACGAACTCTGCTGCTCTTGATAATTTTGAATATTGACCGCATCAGATGTTCTGTAAAAGCGGTTGTATGTAAAGTTGCGCTTGTAGCCAGAGCCAATAGGCATTGTGCCGGGGCGTGGCATTTGAGGAACGTTAACGATAGCTATTAGAAGTTCGTCCATAGCTTCTTTGGCCATAACCTTTAGCTCTCGACTAACAGGCTTGCCATAACGACTTCCAAGCTTTAACCCAAGCTCATAAACAACTGCATCCTCCGTCCATAAAGGAAGGTTAGACTCGTCGTTTAAATCGGGCTTTAAGTTAGGATTAGTAGTAGTAGGCTCTTGAAAGTTGTAGCCAAGATTAATGCCCTGGCTTAGCCATCTGGCCATCATGGACTGCAAAGTAGGAAGAGCGCTTAATGTATCTTCTACTTCAGCAGGCATATTCGTGCTTGACGCTATGCCAATTTCATCTAAAGCCCTATTTATCAGCTCAATCTTTCTAGCCATCGGACTACTCCTCTAGGCCTAGCGCCCTTTTAAGTGTCTTTGTGCGCATCTTTTCAGCGCCTTCAATGCCTTGGCGTACCGCCTCTGCACGCAGTTCTTCAAGATTCACTTCGCCGTCACCGTCAGTATCAACCGCTTGTTTAGCAGCAAACTTCTCCAGCTCAGTCTTAGAATCAAACTCAGGAATATCTTCAGGAGAACGAACAAAGCCTTCAGACAGAGCAGTCTCAACTTCTTCTTCACCGTGGAATTCTTGACAGATAACCCGGCGACCCCAGATTAGATCATATTGCGTATCTTCTAGCGTGGCAGGTTTATATAAAAGTGTTTTCATTGCATGACCTCAAGACGGGGCGGCACAATTACCGCCCCTACTATTCTACATCATTTTCTTGGACTGTGTCTTTTTAGGCTGCATCATAGCATTTTTCATGCCAGCTTTGCCCTTGCCACTAGTATCCATGGTCATGTTCTTGTTGCGCATTTTCTTCATGCCGCTACCCATGCCGTAGCCACCTTTCATACCTTTTGGCATAACTATTACCTCATTTATTTAACAAAGGGAGGACATTTAGCCCTCCCTGTTTATCTTACCTTAAGACTGGCCACCGATCATGATGCCGTTCATTTGTGGGTTTAGGTTTACAACCCCGTAGAACGCTGTGACGCGAACTTTCAAGTCTAGACCGTTAACACCGCCTTGATAAGCCATAACAAGCTCAATACCGCTATCTGTGGTTTCACGCAGGATAGTCATTGAATCGCCAAACATATCGTTATCTACTGCCAAGTGCCCAGAAATAAGCTCAACCGAGTTATCTTCCCAGAACACGTTGGTAGTAGCGTTAGAAGTGTTAAGACGAGTAACAGCAGCACCGTTAGCAATAGTAGTATTTACGTTAGCGTAGGTCTTCTGATCATTGTTCAGGGCGGCGTCATCCAAAGCAATAGGCTTAGGGTAAACACGGATAGTATTAGCAGTAGAACCAGGATTAACCTCTACAACACGGAAAGTTTTTAAGCTGCCAGTGTTGTTTTTGTTAATGTGACTGACAGCGTTGACGTTAGCAAATGTAATGGCATCACCTACGTTAAAGCCAGCACTAGCACTTACTGGAATGTCAGCAAAACGGTTATCAACAGGAAGTCCATTGGCATCCTTAGGAACGGGAGCAAAAGACTGCGCAGAAGTTACCGTAACACCTGTCAACGCACTACCAGATAGAGTAGGCAAGAAGTTAGTGCGGTAAGCCTCAAAGCCTGCAATGTCGTCGCCGATCATGGATTTCCCATAAGCACCATCAGGGCGACCGATAACAGTTTGACGGTTAGCTAAGTCAGCAGCGGTGTTTTTATAATCCTGAGTATTGAAGAAGAAAGAACGACCGTGCTCGATTGGAACTTCCTGCTCGTCCATCAATGCTTCACATTCTGCAACATCATTATAACGGCTGATAGCGTTAGACTGAGCCACTACCAAAGTACCAGTGTTAGCCACCAGGTTGGCAATGTCAGTGTTGATGCGAGCCGCAATCTTCTGAGCTGAGCCCATAGCACGGCGCTGCATGTGACGCTCGTCGCGTAGCTCTAGTGCGTTTAGACTGAATGCATCGTTTCGAATATTGTTCAAAGGCGACGGAACAACCATCTCGATAACATCGTTAAATTCCGCATCAGGGATGTTAAGACCATCAACGATCTTGCCAATCTGAGGCATAGGACGATGGAATACATCGTTAGAGTTTTGCATTGTGCCTGAGTCAGGCTCAAATACGTTTACTTTGCGGGACATGATGTTATTAGAATCGAAAGACTCCAATAGCTGATCCCATAGTATGGTAATCTGATTAGCTTGTGATAATGCCATTTTATTTCACCTTGTTTCTTAAAGCTTTCTTAATTTGGCGCATTTTGGAGATAGTCTGAGCATCAGCTTTGCCGGAACCGGCCAACGTGTCATATTCACGCTGTAAAGCCGATCTAGTAATAGACCCACCTGCACCACCTAATTTTTTCTGAGGCTTAGCTTTAGTCGCTGGCCGTTTCTCAGTCTTTATAGAGCTGTGGATTTGACCTAAAACAAAAGCTTGCTCAAGAGGCGTTTTCGCCTCAGTTAGTTGATTAAGCTTGCTCTCTTGTTTGCCCAATACATAAATAAGACGTTCAGGCTCAGGTGACATGATCAATAACTGCTTAGCCACATCATCAACGCGAGAGTTAACCAATTCTTCCGCTTCGTCATAATCTAGACGCTTAGAAGAAAAGGCTTCTTTACGCTGCTCGTAATTAGTCAGCTTGTCTTGCCATTCCTGTTGTGCGCGCTCTTGTGCTTCTTCAGCCTCTTTCTTTTTGGCTTCTGCTGCACGTTTCCGGCCTGACCAGGCGTCATACGCATCGTTAAACGCGTCTTCGTCATAATCAAAGTCTTCTAACTTAGGGCGCTCACCTACCTGTATCTCTTCAGGGGCTTGGGTTTGTATTTGCGCTTCCGCCGCCTTGAGCATCCTGTGAAGATCTCGGTTTTGCTTGCGTAAATTCTTAACCCACGAGGGAGCTTGCTGCTCTTCAGAGGCTGGCGTGACCTCTTCACCGTCGATTAATAGAACTTCCTCTTCTTCCTCAGTCTCAACTTCTTCAGTCGTTTCCTCGGCTTCAGACTCTTGCTCTACTCCTTCTTCAACAACCTCTTCTGCTTCGTCTGGTTCAGTCTCAGGCTCTGCTGAGTCGTCAATGATTTCTAGTTGATCAAGATTAGAAAGATCTAATTCGTCGGTTTGTTCTGCCAATTCGTTCATTATTTACCTCTCAGCATTATCAAAGCTGGCACGATAATTGTATTAGATATATGAATAATTGCAAATGCCGTGCCAGTTTTTACACGAAATAGGTTTAATTTAGTTTTGTGATGGAGTTAACAGAAAATTTTTGCAATCCTGGCTATATTTGCCAACCAACCAAACAGGAGGAAATATGAAGCCTTTTTCAAATGACATAAAGGCTATCGGAAAAATTGACCTGACTTTGAAGCCGAGAGGCAGAGATAAAAAAGGGGATATATTTTTAAGATCGGACCTTGATAAAGTAATTATCAAAGAAACAATTTTGGGCCACAGGGCTCACACAAAAGAAACTTATTCGCAAAGAGAGGAAATTAAAATGACAAAAGAGATAGAGCTAGTTGGAGACGCATTTGACGAAGCGGCCTCTAAAGTTGGCAAAAAAATACAATCTTTTGACAGCAAGGTTAAAGACTTAACCGACACAACAAAGAAGGCAACATCACACGTAAAGAGGTCTTCAAACGATCTTCTTGTTAGTATTGAAAAGCTAAATAAAATTGCCGACTTTGAAAAGCTAGAAAGACTGGCACAAACACTAGAATCCATTTGCACTTCTATTTCTTCTTTGAGCGCACTAGAAAAAAGCGGCCAATTAGCTGCTGTAGCCAGATCAATAACCGAATCCCCTACTGAATAGGGGTGTTATTTACCAAGTTGCCCGCAAGCTGTTCTCTTATTTCCTCTGTCTGGTCTATACCAGCTTGGCTGATGTTCTGCGCTGTTTCGGCAGTCTCAGCGATGGTCTTAAGGGTTTCAGCTTGCTTCTTCTCTATCTCGGCGGCGTCTTTCATTGCCTGAGTCTGGTTCTTCACGGCTTCGGACTGCAAGTATTGCTGCTGGGCTTCCAGTAGCGGATCACCCTGCTGTGCTTGCTGTGCAAATTGGATAAGCTCTTGTAGCTCTTGCTCGTTACGTGGCTCTACAATGCCCTGCTGTAGCTGTAAGCGACGGTTTAAGCGCTTCAGATCATCCAGGCCTTCTCCGTCTAGGTTCTGAATCATCATAGACATTAGAGGCGCATGATATGGGCTGTCTTGTGCAATAGTTGGCATGATTTGTGCTAGTGTATTTAGCGTAGAATCACGGCGACTGCTAAACGTTGGTCCCACATCAATAACCACATCGTAACGCGCTTCAGTCATGTCATTAGCTACAAAATCATTGCCCTGCTCGTCTACTGTCATTTCATTAATGCGCTCAACAGAGTCTGAGCCATCTTCCTCAGTCACTCTCACTAAGCGCTCATCTACGTACACATCACGCGCCATTAGCATAAATAGCTTGGCTGCACGCTCAATAGATTTAGCAAAGTTAGAGATATAAAGGAATGACTGCATGTCCACACGGTCAGCAACCTGGGCGATAGCTTCAGCAGATACGTTGGCCTGTAGGCGGTCAGCGTTATCACCAATCATGCCTTGGATGTCTAGGCTAGTCGTTTCAAGCATGGCGCCTAGTGCAGGTGGTATCTGTGGCTGCTGCAAATACTCAGTAGGCTTAACAATAGGCTGGCCTTCCTCGTTCTTCATTGGCTTCAAAGGAAGATAGGTAGGTTTATTAATGTGCCTATTTTGCCAATACACCTCAAGACCACGGATCTGCTCAGGGTCTAGAATCGGAATAGTATCGGTGCTATTAGCCGCCACATCAGCCAACGTAGAGATCTGCATATTATACAAGCGCTGTGCGTCTTTAGCTGGGCTTACCATGCCGTCTGCACGTTCAATGCTGTCAATGTATGTGCGATGGCCGTAGACAGGAATAATAGGAATAACGCCACCAGGAATATTGTCTTCCTGCTCGATAACCTTAGCGCCATCCATTAAGTAACACTCACACACTGTTTCCTGGCGTGTATACGTGCGCACTTCCATATAACCCTTTTCGATGTAACCCTGGATAGTTGCATCGCTAGTCTTAGGAAGCTCTACCTGATCGCGATCTGGGCCAAGCATATCTTCTAGCACCACCATGCGAACGCGCTTCTGCCTGCGCTTGTAGTAACGCGCTACCCAAACGAAATCTGGGCCGTACCAGTCATAGTCGTAGTCATACTCAAGCAAACCAACGCCATGCTTAAATGTAGTAGGCGTTTGCTCTGGCTCACCTTCAGGGGTAAACAGCTCGTTATAGCGATCATATGTCATACCCTCTAGCTCAAAGGCCCAGTGAGCGTCTGACTTATCGTATCGCTTGGCATTAGGATCAAACCAGATGCTTTGCACGGCATCATACAGTGGCTCAACACCAATCATTACATCTGATTCAGGATCGTCTATGTCTTCAGGAACAACAGCCAGCTTAAACGCACCAAAGCCACAACCAGAAGACCAGTCGAACGCTGTGTCAAACGCTTCCTGGCCTTGTGTCTGCTCATATGCAGTTCGCCACATGCCTTGCAGAATCTCTGCCAGCTTATCCTCTGAGCCATCCTTAGGGCGATAGCGAACGTTTACACGGTTAGTACGGAACTCTGATTTAATCCGACTATGCTCTTTGCGAACCTTGTTTACCTCAAAGCGAGGCTTACCCTCGAACATTTCAGACAGATTAGTACCATTGAATAAAGAGCCTTCCCACTGGCCGCCCTCTACGTAAATCATACGCATATCTTCACGCATTCTAGAACGCTGCTCTATTGACGTATTACGGGCTTCATCAAAGCGTTTTACCGCTTCCCTATGAATATCTCTAAGCTTATCTTTAGCCATGGCTCACCTAGGGTTGGCATATAATTTGCTTAGTTTACCACAGCACAGAAGAAGTTCCACGCTATGGATTTGTGACTTTGCCGCCGTATTCTAATAGCCCGACGGCCCAGGAGTGGAATGTTGCGCTGCTTTCATGCTATCCGTGTACCTGATTAGGCCGTTTTAGTTTACCACTGGAAAGGGAGGAGAGCTAATCCTCCCAGCAATCTCTAAACCATCCGTCATTCATACGCCTGCACCTTCCCCACAAATATTTATTCCAAAGTGTTTGGCCATTTCTATAACATCACTTTTGTGAATCAATACCGCTTCAGTCTCTTTTTTAATAAGAACCTCAACGGTTTCTGCAATAATATTGTGTTCTCCAATTAGAACACCTTCAATATCATTATCTGCAAATTTGTAATTCTTTAGCATCACACCCCCTCCTTATCTAGCAGATCTGGGTTTTCGTATATCCAATTATACCCTCCGGCAGTAGCTCTTAACCCATTGAGACAAGCGCTCATATTGCCTTGACTTATTCCAGTATCAATTACCGCTTGCCTCTGGGACTTGTGCTTTTTAATCAATTTATCTCCTTGCATCTGAAGAACCGGACCCTTTCTAACTCGGCGCTCCATTGTTTGTTTATATCTATTTTCAGACCACGAGAGCCACTGAACATTTTTTTTCTCATACCCTTTTTTATTGGATATGCGATCTATAGATGGCTTAAATTCTTTTCTATGGCCAGACTTTTCCCACTCGTTAAACAGCCTGTCAAATTTCTTACATTTAGAGAATTCCTGTAGCCACGCCAAATCAAACTCTACATAGTTCCTAGATTTCATTTTGTGGTAAAGATTCGTAACAAGCCCTTTTTTGGTCTTCCGATAACGGCGAGTAGTCTCTAGTGATTTCGACACCATTGGCAATCTGCAAGTAATAATTATAAAAATCAATTATGTCTCCGCTTGATATATTAATCAAGACATAATTAACTTTATTTTTAGAGACAATATATTTTTT